TCAAATTATTTCAACTACTACCAGATTTGGAATAAAATATATAATATAGTTATCAACAGTAGTATATACTCCATACTTATCACGATAACAACTGATACATTCTTCCAGATATTCTTCTGTAACATCCAGAAAGTCTGCAATTTCATATTTATTTTGACATCCAGCATTGAATGCATGGATGATTCCCATAAGTCCGATCAGGCGGTTGTAGCCGTGCAACCGGGCTTGACGTTCCTGTTTCCGGTTTTGTACGGAATTTATATCTATAATATCACCAACGGATGTGTGGTGATGTCCAAGTTCTTCAGCCAGTGTACAGGCTTTTTGAACTGTATTCATATCTTTTCTGATTGCGACAGTACCGTCACAATACAATCCTTTTATTCGATCACTGTGAAATGTATAATCTATAACATCTATACCGTCCCCGCAGGCTTCGTCTTGTAAACATTCGTATGTGTTCATATGTATAACACCTCCCACTCAAGTATATCCGGTAAGCTGTCCAATAAATTACTTACCTCTTTTGCCTTTTACAAATTCAGCGAACTGACGGATTTCATCAAGTTCGTCTTCTGTATATTCATCACCGTCAAAGTGTGCGGCGAGAGTGGTTGGAGTATGATCTTCCCATCCCATAAGATAAGCCGGCGATATATTAAGTGCGTCAGCAATCTCCTCCAATTTATCTACAGGCATATTTTTTATATATCCGGTCTCATATCTTTGAAGCGTGGATTTACTAATACCCACTTTTTCGGAAAGAGTTTGATATGACATATTTAGTTCTTCACGCCTGGTTTTCATTCTTTTCATTATGTCTTGCATTTTCTCACTTATTTCTTTTTCGCTCATATCATTACCTCCGTATAATGTAATTATAAACTATTTTTTCATATTTGCAACATATAATTCAAAAACATTCAAAGAATGTTGCATATATGGGTTGACAATGCAAGATAATTGATGTAATATACAGATATCCCAAATATGCAACGAAAGGAAGTGAGAAAAATGTCGTTTGATAAACTAAAGGGAAAGATGACGGAAGTACATATTTCACAGGCTAAATTATCTGAACACCTTGGTATTACAGTACAGTCATTGAATGCTAAGTTGAATGGGAGAAATCAATTTACACTGGAAGAGGTTGTTAAGATTACTGAATTTCTAAATTTGAAAGATCCAGTAGATATTTTTTTTGACCCAAGTGTCCCAAATATGCAACAAACTATAAGTAAACAATCGAAGTAGTGAGTAGGAGGTGGATATTTTGGAAGAAATGAAGAAAGAAATGGAGAAAATGAAAGACCAGATAAAGACATTAAAAACATCTTTACTGATCTTAAATATTGCATTCCTTATTGTGTCTACTTGTTTGTTGATTCGTTATTCTCAGATTCAGCAAGCTCTTTCTGATATTGTTCAATATTTGCAAGATGTGAATTTATTTCATCGACTGATTCTTGCAATTTATCAAGCTTCTCGACTGTTATAGCATCAGAAGCCTCAGTGTTTTCTAAAATTTCTGAAAGTATTTGAACTTCGGTTTGATGCAAAGCGAGTTGTTCCTGTTCTGTTGCCGAAGGTCGTAGAGCGAGGATTAGGGCGATGAGTGCAATAACTGTATTAAGCAGATTTAAAAATCTATCAAAGGTCATTTTTGAATGCTTAGAGTCAACAGGAGAAGTATCGGCTACATTATCAAAGTCAGAAATGATGGAGTTATTAATTATTACATATTCAGTATCTGAAGCAGAGTCTGGTTGAATTTCGGTTCTAGCGGACAGCATTTCTTTAATAGCATTTTTCCCGGCAGAAATTGTGGCGGGAGAAACTGAAGAACCAATGGAAGAAATTAGCGAGTCTAATGCTTGGTGAAGTTCCGGTGTAACTACAAAGTCAGATGCTAAATTCGATATCGAGGATAAAGAGGACTGAAAAATATCCAATGAAACTTTTAGAGAATTTGTACAAAGATTTTGTAATTGGGCAGCGGCACAGTCGGAGGCTAATCTGGATAACGCGGAATTTAAACCAGATAAATCCAGGTAAGAATTAGCTAAAGAATCATTCGCCATAATAAAACCTTCTTTCGTAATTTTATGAAAGAATTTTATCATAACATGAAAATATTTTCAAATGTATTTGTAGCAGAACCAGGTGAGTCAGAGAAGAAAGTGAGGTGAGGAAAGATGGCGTTATTAATCAGTGTCATAGCTTCAATTTTATTTATGACAAAGTGGGGAATAGAAAGAGCAAGAATAAAAGCGTTGATATATTTTATTGTTGACAGAGGATACACTCCACCAACTAAACAAGAAATGATGGAGTGTATCAAAATAGTGACACAGAAGACAGTAGAAAAATGGACTAAAAATTAAATTTTGAGATTTCTTCAGGAAGGTATTTGTTTGCAAGAGATGTTGTTACACCTTCGGCAATGGCAGAAACGACTTTAAGACTTGCGCCACCGATTTTATTTAGAAGTGATTGTGTATGTTTCCAATTTTCTTCGGTTCTTGTATTGGAAATAAAATCGTGTCCAAGAGGTTCAAGACAACAATCGAAATGAGTATATCCCCATGCTTTTGTAGTAGAAACATCTGATAAAAGTTTTGCTTTTATACAGTATTGAACATGATATAGGATCTGATCGATATCATATGCAGAAAGATAGTCACTATAGTAATCATATTGAGTATCGTCAAAAGATACGGGTTCATAGATTGTTTCGTATTCTTCTACAGTAAAAAGAATAGCACGGATGCAGGCAATATCAAGTTTCATTAAAAATCTCCTTTCTTTTGTACTCGGCATGGCAGTGCCTGTAAGGAAAGTATAGGAGAAGAAATAGAAAATAGCAAGTGAGGTGAAAAACAATGATAAACAAACTTAATTATGGAAAAGTAAACGGAGATTCCGAAGAACTGCACGCGCTGAAAGGCTTTAAGGTCTTGGCTGTTGGCAACGGAATAATCAAAGGAGAGTGTGCCTTGAAGATCATGCTGATGAACGAGAACAACGTTGCTGTTGATTTAAGTATCGCAGATGACGGAGCGTACCTCAGCGATTTCTACGCACTGACAGAGGACATGATCCCACGTACTTACGAGGACTAGAGAGGTGAGGAGAGATGCTGACAAGAGCACAAGCTGTTGCAGAGCTAGAACGCATCTATGAAATTCTTCCGCAGATTGCATCTGCACTGGCAGATGAAAGAAAGCCAGTTGCTCAGTACGCAAAGACATCGTACTTCAAGGATGTGTATGGCCAGTCAATGGGAACTGTTAAGAATCGGAAATATGGAATCATGAATCAGATCAAGCTTGGTCGGTATCCAAAAGATGCGATCATGGACCGATTTATTGACAAAGCTGTGTACGCAGACTACAACCGATTCTTCAGAGCACTGGAAGGTGCAACAAGAAAGTATGTTCCTGAGTATGATCCAATCGAATCGATGATATTGGTGCGGAAGATGGAAGGTGAGACAGATGCGGAACTGTAAGGAATGCAGAAGAAAGAACCACTGCATGGAGATGAGTAGATTCATTCCATGTACATCTTATGTGAAGGGAGGGAGACAAGGTGAATCAGATCAGCGTAGTAAACATCCAGAGAAGAGAACTCAATACTGTCGATATCAGCAGACCAGTGAGAAGAGCAAGGAAGAACCATGACAGAGAAGAGAACATGACAGCAATGTTCACTGGAGCGTTTGTGGTAGCATTTCCAACGCTTATGACGGTCATGTGGGTTATCTTCGGATACTAAAAAAGAGTGCCATAACAAAGGCGGCAACCTTCAGGCACTCAGGTAAAAAACCAACTTAATAATACCATTTCAGAGAGGAGAAAGCAATGGCAGAAAAAACATTAGAGGTAAGTGTAGATAAATTTATAGAGCTGTGCAAGACAGATGCACGCGTGGAAACGCTTAAGGCTTACATTGAGAAAGCTGAGAAGAAAGGCGGATTCGTTGAACTTGATACTGTGAAACTTATCATTGGGGTGACGAAACATGAAAGTTTATAGAGGTATCGGACCGGAAGACGGAACAATCGTAACAGAAGAGGAAGCATTTGATTATGCGTTGGAGCGTTGCCTGAAAGGAACAGAGAAAGACCAGGAAGAGTTCAGAAAAGAACTTGTTGAGTGGTTCTTCTCCGGCAACTGGATAGATGAAGAAGGGAGCGGATTGTAATGCCACTTGCAAGCTACGAAGAACTTAGAAAAGTAGACATTAAGAAGTACTGCAAGAAAAGAGACGGACTTGATTATCTTAACTGGGCAACATGCATCAACCTTTTGAGAATGCATGGAGCGGACAAGGTTTACTGGGAACCAGTACCGGATCCAGTAACCGGTAGTAGCCTTAGAAAGACAGATGTAGAGTTCTCTGATAAGAACGGAAACAAAAACAGATGTTATGAGACACTGATCAAGGTTGTAATCGATGATAATACATACTTCATGCAAACACCTGTAATGAATGGAAGTAATCCTGTAAAGGATAACTCAATGACCCAGCAGAGAGTATGGAACAGCATGTGCAGAGCATTTGTAAAGTGTGTTGCTATCCATACTGGACTAGGATTTGACTTATGGCTTAAGGAAGAGAACCACAATGAACCATTCATTCCGGAGACATTAAAGAAACGTGCATCCACTGCAAAAATTAAAACAATCAAGCAGATGTGCACAAGTCATGGTGTCGATGGTGATGCTTGGGTCGCTGGCAATGGAAAGACTTGGGAAGAACTAACAGAGGAAGAAGCAGCTATGATGCTCAATGCATTAAAACAGAAGTATGGTGATGAGTAATGCGCTTCACAGGAAAACTCAAAGAACCAATCATCGACTTCGTAACGCATCGCCTGACCATTCTATTCGAGCCAAACGAGGACTTTCTTGAAGCCTATGAGGAATTGAAAGGCAAAGAGCTTTTAAGCCTTGAATTAAAGCCATACAGAAAGAAAAGAAGTCTTGATGCTAATGCTTACTACTGGGTACTGCTCACAAAGCTTGCAAAGGTAATGAACACATCTAATGCAGAAATGCACAACTTGATGCTGATTCATTACGGAGAGCCGGAGATCATTGAAGGAAAGCCGGTATACATGACAGTACCGGATACGGAAGATGCAGAAAAGAAAGTGATGCAAGCAACAGAATATCATCTGATGCCAACATCACAAGTAAGGCAAGGCTTAGACGGTATCATGTACAGAACGTACAAGTTGTTGAGAGGTTCAAGTACCTACGATACATCAGAGATGGCAAGGCTCATTGATGGACTTATTACAAGCTGTAAGGAAGCAGGACTTGCAGCATCAGAGATTGCGACACCAGATGAGAAGAGATTGCTGAAAGAAAGGTATGGCGTGGACATTGGCTAAACGATTGAAGAGCGTGTTTACTGACGATATGGACCACTGCTTCTTCACTGGATATCCTTATCCACACATACACCATATCTTTTGTGGCAGCAGAAGAAAGATATCTGAGAGATACGGATTTGTGATTCCCCTTGCACCGTATCTCCATGAATTTCAAAAGGGGAGCGTACATGACAATCCAAATCATGGACTGGACTTGGAGCTTAAGCAGATGGCTCAACGATATTTCGAAGAGCATATAGGCAGCAGAGAAGAGTTCAGAGAGGTGTTCGGAAAGTCTTGGTTATAACAGGTATTAACCTTGCGGATAAGGTTGATATATGAACTCCTAATGGCTGACTGAACAGCATGTCACAATCCTTTTCAAAAGCCATGATGATTCATCTCCTCGGCTTGTCCGGGGAGAGAAAGGAGAACAATGCAGACTTACGATATTGACATATTAGATTACATCAGAACCGGACATGACAGAGCAATCACGAGAGCTGAATTGTCTGATCTGACCGGAATAGACGATAGAACAATTATAGACATGATCCATTATGCAAGACGAGATATACCGATTCTCAACATGCAAGATGGAAGAGGGTACTTCATTCCAGACATGAATATCTTAGAAGAAAGAATGATGCTGATGAAGTATATCAGACAAGAAGAAAGCCGGCTGAAGAGTATCGGCTGGGCATTAAAAACAGCAAGGCGAACAGCCAAGAATTGTAACATGGAGGTAGACATAGATGAACTCAAACCGAAAAGGGAAAGAGGGAGAAAGAGAGTTAGCAAATCTGCTTAAAGACAAATACGGATATGATTGCCGGAGAGGGCAGCAGTTCTGTGGATCCAACGGAGATGCAGATGTAGTCGGTCTTCCTGGCATCCATATTGAGTGCAAGAGGGTAGAGAAGCTTAACATCTATGAAGCTGTGGAACAGTCCATAAACGATGCCAGAGAGGGTGAAATACCTACTGTGATGCATAGGAAGAATCATAAGCCGTGGTTAGTTACCTTGCCGTTTGAAAACTTTATAGAAATGTACAGGAAGTGTGGAACGAAATGCAAGGATGGGTAAAGATTCACAGAGATCTGCTGGACAATGAGCTGTGGAGTGACAAACCTTTTACTAAAGGTCAGGCATGGGTTGACCTACTGCTACTAGCCAATCACAAAGATAAAAACGTGCTGATAGGCAGTCATACAGAAATGGTTGAAAGAGGTTCATTTATCACTTCTGAACTCAAATTAATGGAGCGTTGGGGGTGGGGAAGAAAGAAAGTCAAACTCTTTTTAAACTTCCTAGAAAGTCAAAAGATGATAGAACGAAATGCGAACAACAAAAGAACAGCTATAACCATTGTAAATTATGGGTTTTATCAAGATTGCGACCTACCAAAGGAACAGCAAAAGAACAGCAAAAGAACAGCTAAGGAACAGCAGAGGGACAGCACAGGAACAGCAAAGGAACACAAACAAGAAAGAAAGAATGAAAGAATGAAAGAATATATAGATACTAACGTATCTATAAAGCAGCATAGCATTCAATCCATCATCGATGCATGGAATCAGCTAGAGCCTTACGGAATCAAAATGATTTACCGCATCAACCCGGGTTCTAAGAGATGTACTTCACTGATTGCCTTACTTGAGCAATTCGGAGAAGAAAAAGTGATACAAGCTGTTGATAAGGTCAAACAGAGTGACTTCCTTCAGGGAAAGACAGATGCGAGATTCTCACTGAACTTCGATTGGTTCATCAATCCGAATAATTTTGTGAAGGTGCTTGAAGGAAAGTATGATGAACGGCACGATAAGAAACCAGCAACGAAGAACAATAACAACTTTGAGAGAAGACATTACGACATGGATGATCTGGAAAGTAAGTTGCTAGGAAGGTGATTAAGAATGGCAGAGATAAAAAGCAGCTGGGCTGTATGCTCAGTCTGCGGAAAAGAATTTGAGATAGTTGGCAATCGAAAGAAGTATTGCAGTAAGGCTTGCTGTGCAGAAGCCAGTAGAAAAAAGTCTTGCGAGAGAGGTAAAGCAAGATACAAGGCATTGACTGCCGAGCAGAAGAAAGAGCAATGGGAGAAGAGAAAGAAAGCCATGCCGAAAAAGAAAAAGGCTGTAAGAGAGCCAAAGTACCAAAATGAGATAGCAAGGATTGCAGCAGAAGCGAGAAAGCTTGGAATGAGTTACGGAGAGTACGTTGCAACTGGTGGAAGGAGAAACAATGGGTAAGACACTTGATGTAGAAGAATTTCTTTCGTGGCTGAATGAAGCCGAGGAAGAACTAAAGGGAGAAAGAGCGGATGAGCTGAACCCTGATCGCAAGGATGAAGGGATTCTGCTCACAACAGAGACTGTCAGAAAGTATGTCGAGAGCATGTGCAAGATTGACGATGCTGACAGTGAGCGTGGATGGATACCAGTGACGGAAAGACTTCCGGAATACGAAAGAGATGTATTACTCACACTTGAGGCAAAGAGCGGATCCGGATACAGAGCTTACAGCATCAGATGCTACATCCAAGTATTTGACGAGGACACAGAAAAGCACTGGCTTGACAGACAGTATGGATATCTAGAGTGGGATAAATACTCAAACGGACACGGTGGATGCTCACTGTACAGAGTTACAGCATGGATGCCGATTCCGAATCTGTACAAGGGATAAAGACCATGAACAGACAAGAGAAAGAGGATCAGGCGCAGATTGAGTACCTGAGACGATGGAAAGAGAAGAAACAGAAGAGAAAGAATCTGTTAGAAAAACTGAGAAAGAGAGGCACGAAATGAAATACGAAGCAGGAGATAAAGTAAAGGTTAGAAGTGACTTAAAAACATCGGTGCCGTATGGTGGCTTATGTGTAATTGATGAAATGTTAAAGAAAAAGATTGTAACGATTACATCCGTGCATGAAGGTTACTACAAAGTTGTAGAAGATAACTATTTGTGGGCAGACGAAATGCTTGATGAATTGGTTGAGGACGAACTGACAGCAGAAGAAGCAATTAGAATTCAAGCTGAGATGTGTAGTGTGCCTTGTAGAAAATGTCCAATCAGTAAAGAAAGAGGTGCTTATGAGTGCAGAACTTTCAGGGCAGAACATCCTGACAAAGTACTTGAAATCCTCAAACAGCGGAAGAAAGAGCATGAGAAGAAGCCGATTGAGACAGAGCGCGCCATAATGGTTCGCGTGCTTGTTGGAAATGACTGTAATGGAAAATGCGTACATGAAGAAGAGGTTCCATCCGGTGAAACATGGGAGCGAGCGCAAGAAAGAGTGCTGAAAGAATATTGTGAAAACCACGAGGGCGAATACATATCTACAATATGTGGTATCTGCCGGGTAAAGGAGTAGCCATGAACACAGGAGAAAAGATAGATTACATGATTCAGTGCTTGAAAGTCGCAAAAGCTGAGTACGATTACATGGCTGATTACGTTGCAAATGAACCAACTGAAAGGCAAGAGTTGTGGAAGTTCCTTGATACGCACAGAAATCCAAATAAAGCATTGATTAAAGACAACTTGAAGAATGTGGCGAGAATGGGATTCCAGCTTGCGAATGAGGTGAAATAGTATGGCACAGTGGAACGCAAATACAGTACCGAAATCCGAGAAAGGACAGTGGTCCGATGAAGTACTTGTGACTATTGAAAAAGGACGGTGCTGCGCAGTTTTAAAGGCTATATATATTCCGTATCACAATGTGACTACAGAAGATTCGGGATGGTGCACGGAAGACGGAATACCGGATAATTGGGAATACATCGAAGAGGAAGATGATTGGTGGATTCCAGAGGGATGGTATGAAGTGTGCGATAACTGTCGTGATGCTACATATTTTCCGATTGATGGAAGAGTAACGGCATGGATGAAGATGCCAAAATCTTACGAACCGAGAATTAAAGATTTAGCTGATTTTTAAATAAATTACAGAAAGGAGTTGGAGCTCCGGCCGGGCAAAGATATATCGGCTCCTTTCGAGAAGATGAAAACAGGAGTAAGTAAAGTATACACAGATAGACCGGATTATGCAGACTTTGATTCTCCGGCAAAATTTGAAGCAATTAAGAGTATTATCGCAAAAAGATTGAGGGAACATCCTAATGCTATTTGTTCCTACTCTGGCGGTGCTGATAGTGACATTATGATTGACCTGATTGAAAGGACGAGACGGATATTTGAACTTCCACCAATCAAATATGTGTTTTTCAACACTGGATTGGAAATGAAAGCAACAAAAGACCATGTGAAAGATGTTGCTGAGAAATATGGTGTTGAGATTGAAGAAGTAAGACCGAAAATCAATATCGTGCAATCCACGAGAAAATATGGAATTCCATTTGTATCAAAGATTATGTCTGGTGGATTATCAGATTGGCAGAAAAAAGGAGTTCCACTGTCTATTGCTCAAGAGTACGACCAGGCAGAGGATAAATCGGCAAAGAGAAAAGAACTGAAAGAAAGATATCCGAAGTGTGAGAGTTTAATCAACTTTCTTTGTTGCTGCAATTCTAAAGGAGAACCAAGACCGAACATTCAGCTGGTAATCAACTCTTCAAAGTATATGCGTGATTTTATTGAGGGATATCCACCGGATTTTATGATAAGTGCGAAATGTTGTGACTACTGCAAAAAGCAAATTGCTCATAAAGTTCAGAAATCATACGACATGGTGATAACCGGAGAGCGAAGAGATGAAGGTGGAATGAGATCAGTTCCAAGAAAGGATAATACAGCAATGTGCTTCACTGAGACTGCAAGCGGACAGTATCGTTTGAGACCTCTTTATTATGTATCTGACAAAGATAAGGAATGGTACAAAAATTACTACGGAATCAAGTATTCTGATGCTTATGAGGTATACGGACTGACAAGAAAAGAGGCAGCAGTCAAGCTAGACATGAAGGAGGAAAGACTGCGAGATCTTGAAACAGGAAGGAAAGGGTTGACGCTAGGAGAAGCGATCAAATATGCAGATACATATAATGTGTCTTTAGATTATATAGCAGGGAGAAAGAAAGTTGAATATTGAAGATGCAATCAGAATCATTAAGGGGTTGGATACATCCAACAGCGAAGAAAACATCGAAGCAAAGAAAATGGCAGTTAAAGCATTAGAGGAGCAGAGGCAAAAGAAAATTGAAACATGGAACGGACAAGCAACGTGTCCACGCTGCAAATTTTGCGGGCAGGCTCTTGAATGGAGTGATGAACAGTGAAAAGAAGTACAGACACACGCTGGAGTCCAGCAGAGATCCAGCAGAACCAAAAAGAACATTATGCTGCTATGGCAGAGCATCCGCCTGACCGGAAGGAAAGCGAGAAGTTTCATCGGCCGGCATACCAAGCAGGCAATCTGATCAAAGCACAGGGGCAGCAGTTGTGGCATGGAGATGTGGCGGAGTATTTGGCGAGAAAGTACAAGATAGGAGATGATGCCGATGGAGAAGAGACTGGAAGAGAACAATGTGAAGAACGAGAACAACCGGAAAAAAGAGTATCTGAGAGGATACAGAGCCAACAGAAGACGAATCAGCAGAATTGACGATGAGGTAAGAGAACTTAGAGAACTTGCAGAATCTACGAAAGCAACAGACTATTCGGGGATGCCACATGGTAGTGGAAATCAGAAAGATTTGTCGGATGAACTGGCAAGAATTGATTCACTGGAAAAGAGATTACAGAAAGAAAAAAGCAAATGCATCGAATCATATATATCCATTGAGAATCAAATTAAGACAGTGAGTAATGAAGATGAGAACGATGTACTGTTCTACAGATATGTGAAAGGCCTTCGATGGTGGGAGATTGCTGAGAAGATGGACTGTACTGAAAGATGGGTACATAAGTTGCATGGAAAAGCACTGGAACATTTGAAAATACAAAAATGATTTACTACAGTTCCTTGAAGTTCAGTATAAATGTGTGAGAGAATTACAATGAGCCTGAGGCGGAAAGCTGATGGCTCGTCCTCTCTTTGTATAAAACCCAAGAAGCACCTGCACAGGGATGTGTGGGTGTTTTTCTTATCTTTAAAATGGAGCATTAGTTCAGTGGTAGAACATTCGCCTCATAAGCGATATGTCGTAGGTTCGATTCCTGCATGGTCCATGAAATAAACTAGAACAGAGGTGACAACAATGGCAGCAGGAAACCCCAGGAGTGCGAATGGGAATCTTCGGAGAAAGCACCGGGCAAGGATTAAAGCAATCGGTGCAGAGTGTGGGATCTGCAGGGGCAGACTGGGACCGATCCATTATGATGAGCCAAGTGACAGCAGACATCCGCTATCCTTTGTGATTGATGAAATCAGACCAGTGTCAAGATGGCGAGAGTTTGGTTATAGTTCCCGGGAGGCAGCAGCACAGGACTGGAACAACCTTCAGGCGGCGCACTACTGTTGCAATGCAATGAAAAGCAATAAAACATTGCAAGAACTGGAGCAGAGACAAAAGACACCAAAAGCGAACATTCTGGATGGAAACTGGTGAGGAAAACAGAGGTGGGGAGGGTACCCCACCAGGCGCCGAAGGCGACCAACGCCGTCCAGCGCCGATTTACACACAGGAAAATTTTTGAAAGGTGAATTTAGATGGGAAGAGCTAAGAAAATGGCAACTGTAACAAGCGAGGGAAGCCGCTTGGAACGCTTGGAAAATTTAGCACTGATTCTCGCAAAACAGATTGATATATGCGCGAAAGATGTTGTTGATGGTCCAAAGACAATGCCACAGCTCTCCAGGCAATACAGAGAAACAATCAAAGAAATTGAAGAAATAAAAGGAATGGAGAAAGACGATGACGAAATCGGAGAAATCCTGTCGGCACGAAAAGCTGATGGGAAGCCAGACACCGTCCGATAGAATTGTTCCGTATTATGCTTATACGGATGGCCCTGATGCGGTAAAAGTGCTTGCGGTCGGGAAACTGATTGTGGATCCGTGGCAGAGTGAAGTGCTGAATGATTGGATGGGGCGTACAGAGGATGATGTTTGGTCAGCGCCGACATGTGGCTTATCTGTTCCAAGACAGAACGGGAAAACACTGGATACTTCCGGGCGGATTGCATCCGGAATGATCCTGTATGCAGAATGGGTTATATACACAGCTCATCTGCAGAAAACTGCAACAGAAACTTTTATGGAATTGCGCGGCTTGTTTGAAAGCAGAGGACTCCGTAAGTATGTAAAAGAAATTAAGGCGGCACTCGGAAGAGAACAGATTATTCTAAAAAATGGTGGAAGAGTAGTATTTGTTGCCAGAACCAGGAATGGAGGTCGAGGACTGCACGGTGATTGTCTTGTGTTCGATGAGGCACAGGAACTTACAAGCGAACAACAGGCTTCATTCCTGCCGGCAATATCAGCATCCAGAAATCCACAGACGATTTATTTGGGAACACCACCGGATGAGAATTGCACAGGTACAGTATTTCGGAAAATCAGAAAACGGGCAACAGAAGGCGAGAGCAAATCCACGGCCTGGACAGAATATTCCGTGAAAGAGATTGGAGATGTTACTGATCGTCGGAGATGGGCGGAGTGCAATCCGGCATTAGGGCGCAGAATGACAGAAACAACCATAGCTGCAGAGTGTGAGCAGATGGATGCGGACACATTTGCAAGAGAGCGTCTTGGCTGGTGGTCGCCAATCAATAATGATCAGGATTACGCAATTGATAAGAAGAAATGGGAAGCGTGTGCTTCAGAAAAAGAAAAGCCGGAAGGGAAAACTGCTTATGGCGTAAAGTTTTCTTCTGATGGTTCGGCGGTAGCATTATGCGGAGCTGTTTGTCCGGAGGTAGGGGAAGCGAGAATTTCGCTGATCGAGCTAAAAGCAACTGACAGAGGAATCCAGTGGCTTGCAGACTGGTTGAATCAGAGATATAAGATGGCGAGCTGTGTGGTGATCGATGGAAGAAATGGAGTTGACTTCTTGATAGAGAAGATAACACCGGTGTGGAAATATAAGCAGTCAATTGTTCGACCGGCAGCAAAAGAAGTGATAGCAGCGGCGAGTCAGCTATCACAGGAAATCAATGAACAGACTGTAACATGGTATAAATACCAAGAAATACTGAATGAGTCGGCAATTACGTCTGTAAAAAGACCGATTTCCGGTGGCTGGGGATTTGGTGGAGAAAACTCGATCCCGATTGAAGCAGCAGCACTTGCACTTTGGGGATGCAGAACATCGAAACGAAATCCGAACAGAAAGATGAGGATAGGATAATGGAGTTAAATTTTGGAAGAGTAGAAGGATTACCACCGGAAGAACAACAGTGGCTTCAAGAATTGAAATACATATATGATTATCACAGAAGTGCGAATAGGAAAAAGCGTCGTTATTATAACGGAAAAGTCACTCTGAATGAAGTGAATCTTGGGATTGCATTGCCAGCAGGTCTTGGAAAACTTGAGATTGGATGTGCCTGGGGAGCAAAAACCGTTGATGTACTTGCGGGAAGATCGATGTTTGATGGGTTTGTTACAGAAAATGGAACGAAGTCAGAAGATATGGATCAGATTATGAAAAGGAATCATTTGATAGCGGAATACAATAAAGCGGTCAAAGAAGAACTGAAATACGGTTGTGCATTTGCGGCGGTATCCGGAGAGGAAGATGATGCAAGAGTACGGTTTTACTCTCCGCATTGTGCTGCAGCTTCGTGGAATGCACACGAAGGACGCATCCGATATGGATTTGCCTTTGAAGATGCGCGAAGAGACGAGTCGGATGTTACATGGTCTCCGGAACATGTAAATTTCTATACAGACACAGATATCTGGGAGTTGGATCGAATTGGAGGTACATGGTACGCTACGCAGAATCCCCATGATTTCGGAGAGCCCCTTATGGTGGCTCTGATCTGGGACGCAACAAACGATAAACCATTTGGTCAGTCAAGGCTAAAAGAGCCGGTCCGCAGACTAATCCAGGGATATGTAAGAACAGTCGCAAATGCAACGATTGGACTGGAATTTGCCACTTCTCCACAGAAATATCTGCTCGGGGTGTCAGATGAACAATATGATATGCTGATTGATAATAAATTCAAACAGTATGTTGGAAGTATTCTCTACAGTACCAATAATCCGGAGACTGGGGAAAAGCCGAATTTCGGGCAACTTTCGCAGGGAAATATTGAACCACATGTTCAGATGCTCCGGATGCTTGCTACACAGTATTCAGCGGCAACAGGATTGGCAGTTACGGATGTTGGTGTGATAAATGATGCAAATCCGACTTCCAGTGAAGCAATTATTGCACAGTCACAGACCTTGATCCTTATGGCAGAACAGTTGAATAAATCAAATGGTGATGCATTGTATCGGATTGGACGGATGGCACTTGCAATTGAACTTGGAACGATTCCGGATGAGCTTCCGGAAGAAACACATGAGCTGATTGCACATTTTAAGAATCCGGCAATGCCAAGCGTGGCATCTACTACAGATGCAGCACTCAAAATTGCGACAGCACGACAAGGATTTGCACAGACAGATATTTTCCTTGAAATGATTGGTTTTGATCAGGCGGATATCCGGCGAATCAGGGCACAGGAGCAGAGAGCAAAAGGAGATGCTATCTTGACGGAGGAATTTGGAAATGCAGATAACGGAGAAGGCGTGGGTGGAATACATAACGAAGATGTCACAGATTAGTCAGAAAGCAGCGGATCTGATGCAGTCCTGGGTTCAAAAGAATGGACTGGAAAATGATAAAGCACTTTTGGACTACACCTATGCACTGTCACAACACTATGGACAGGCTATCGGTGCATTATCGTGCCAGATGTATGAAGCGACAGCGGCAGCACAGGGAGTAATAGTCCCTACGGCAGAAGTAGCAGATCTTCCGGACTATGGGGAAGTGGCGAAAGCGGTAAAGGGGACACAAAAAAAGTCACCAAACAATATTCCAGGAACGATCGCAAGGCTGGTAAAACAGGTGGGTGCAGACACAACACTGAAAAATGCGGAGCGTGATGGTGCGCAATTTGCCTGGGTGCCTCATGGAGACACCTGTGCATTCTGTATTACACTTGCATCCAGAGGATGGCAATACATGTCAAAGAAAGCCATGCGAAATGGTCATGCAGAGCACATTCATGCGCATTGCGATTGTGAATATGCAGTCAGGTTTGACGGGAAGAGTACAGTGGCTGGTTATGATCCGGATAAGTACCTAGAAGAGTATAACAATGCTGGTGGTGATATCAATGCCATGCGGAGGATTCGGTACAAGGAAAATAAGGAGGCTATTAACGCGAGAAAACGAGAATTGTATGCGAAAAGGAAGGCAAAAACTATTGAAAAGACTCCCCGTTCTGCTATAATGGAATCAGATTTAGGAATGTTTAAACAAAAACTTCGCAGTGATGGCAATATGGACAAAGAATATTACGACTGTCTAAAGGATAAATTTTCACATGGTACAGACGATGCCAAACGACTATTCACAAAATATGCTTCGGGTGATAGCATTGAAAATGCTGTGTATGAAAATACGGCTCACTATAATACTAAAACGAAAAAGATATCCATGAATTATGGCGCGGATTTAAAGAATCCACGTGGAGCTGGAGCTACATGGTTCCATGAACACGGTCATTTAGTTGATGATTTAGCTGGAAATCTATCAGATGATAAGAATTTTATTCAGTTACTGGAAAGTGATTCGTTGTCATATCGTATAGCATATGGTAAAGCACATCATTTGGGTACTTTTGATAAAGTTGATAAAGCCATTAGCGAAGAACTTGGAGATATGCGAAAAGATTCGGCAATATCAGATCTTTTTGATGGTGTAACACAAGGCAATATAATTGGATGTGCATCACATCCGAAGGAATATTGGAAAAACCGGGACAATGTTACATCTGAGGCTTTTGCACATATGTTTGAAGCACAGTTTGATAAAAAAAGATATGAACAAATGAAAAAATATTTTCCAAATGCATTGGAATATTTTGAAAAAAAGATGAAGGAGGCGTTGTAAATGAATGTTCTGAACCCAAAGTTTGAAAAAGCGCATAAGGATTTTGTACTTCATTTTGGATATTGTCCTCAGATTCCGAATGAAATCGATTTTGATCAGTCTAAATATGCGGATGATCTATTGAAAAGTGTAGCCGATAATTATGATTACACAATTGAAAAATATGGTACGCAAGTGCCTAAAAAGTATCCTAAACCGAAAATAATAATTGATTAACATCATTTGAGTGCGGACTATAAAATAACAAGAACAGTAGATACCACTGATCAGAAATGGTTGGTGGTATTTTTATGTCTATTTTTAAGAAAGAGAGAATAAAAAAATGAAAAAAGCAATGCTGAGTCAGCCAATGGCTGGAAAGACTGATGAAGAAATCGTAGCAACAAGAGAGAAAGCAATTAAGATTCTTGAAGAAAAAGGATATGAAGTTGTGAATACTCTTTTTACAGATGAATGGTACAGCAATGAATCTATGAAAGAACGTGGAGTAGTTCAGATTCCATTGTGTTTTCTTGCTAAGTCCTTAGAAAATATGTCTTTGTGTCATGCAGCGTACTTCTGCAAAGGTTGGGAGAATGCAAGAGGATGTAAGATTGAGCATGATGCTGCGGTTGCTTATGGTTTGGATATTATTTATGAGGAGTAGAAAATTATGAAAGATTATATAGAAGTGAATGAAGCGAAATGCGATGAAGCACACAACTGTATGTGTACAAAAGAAGTTGATGGAAAGACATATTGCCGTGGATGCGGAAATGTTCAGCCAGAACAGGAGGATTAATCATGATTATCACAGGAATGGATCACTTTCAGAGTGTATGCAAAAAGAAACTTGTAGAATGGTACAACAATAATGGAGAAGCGGATACTCCACAGACACCACCGATCGACTTAAGTAACGTATTTATCGTTTGGTCATGCAAGACATTACAGAATTACAAGTGCCTTGCATCAACTAACGTCAATGGAGATGGCATCTATGCGGAGTACACATATAATGGTGATAAACAGGAGTTGTATGAAGATGTGTATGGGAAATTAACTAATACATGTCACGTAAAAGAATAAATGGATAATTCTAGCACGCAGAAATGCGTGTTATTTTTATGGCAACACGTGCCTTAAACGTGGCAACTAAAAACACTCAAATCAGGAGGGAAACAAGATGGCAGATGACAAAACATTCACTCAGGCAGAAATGGATTCAATCATAGAGGGACGCCTTGCGAGAGAAAGACAGAAATATGCAGATTATGATGACCTGAAAGAAAAGGCAAGTAAGTACGATGAGTACCAGGCACAGAATAAAACGGAACTTCAGAAGGAAAAAGAAAAGTCCGATGCTCTTCAGGCAAAATTAAGCGCACTTGAAAAGAAAGACACTGTGAGACAGGTAAGAGAAAAACAGCAAAAGACACTGGTGTACCGGTAGAATTACTGACAGGGGAAGATGAGGAAACCTGTAAAAAACAGGCAGAAGCGATTATGAAATTTGCGAAGCCAAAGAGTTATCCGGGAACTAAGGGAAACAGGAAAAAGACAACAGAGTATAACACAACGGATGATGCAATGAGAGAATTTGCACATCAGATTTTTGGTAAAGGAGAATAAAGAATATGGCAGCACTCATTAGTTCAGATTTTGAAATTCCGGCAGAGATTTCGCAGGGGATTTTTGAAAAAGCACAGAAAGGATCTACTCTGGCGCAGTTATCCGGAGCAAGACCGCAGAAATTTGGAAAGCAGCAGGTGTGGGTACTTACATCTCCACCGAAAGCAGAACTCGTAGGAGAGGCAGGGCAGAAATCGCCAACCCCAACTGCATATGCTTCTAAAACAGTAAATCCGTTCAAACTGCAGGTTACCATGAGATTTTCGCAGGAAGTACAGTGGGCAGACGAAGATGTACAGATCGGCGTACTGCAGGATCTGGCGTCAAATGCGTCAATCGCACTTGGAAGAGCATTGGATCTTGTTGGAATTCACAAAATCAATCCGCTTACAGGAACGGTATCAAGCCTTGTAAAAGAAGGGCTGGTTGACACGAAACAGAGTGTGCAGCTTGCAGGCACAAAGTATGATGAAGCAATCGAGGCGGCAGCAGGAATGATCATCTCATCTGGCTATGTACCGAGTGGTATTGCAATGGATCCAACACTTTCCTTTGGCCTTTCCACTATGAGGGATGCGGATGGAAGAAAGATTTATCCGGAAATTGGATTCGGACAGAATCTTACAAATTTTTCTGGAATGACTGCGGCAGTATCTGATACAGTTTCGGCAAAAAATGAAATCACACCAGATACGAAGTTACTTGGAATCGTAGGACAGTTTGATGCGTTTAGATGGGGAGTACAGAGATCCATTGGCGCTCACTTGATCGAATACGGTGATCCGGATGGACTTGGAGATCTGCAGAGACAGAATCAGATCGCAATTCGTGCAGAAATTGTATATGGAATTGGAATCATGGATCAGGCAGCATTTACAAAGATCGTGAAGGCGGAAGGGTAATATGAAATATTTATACAAACAAACTGGAATTGTAGTGGAGTCTGACGATGTGTTAGACTCCACAATGTTTAAGCCGATTATTGAAGAAAAAACCGAGGATTTGATCGAGGATAGCGAAACAGAAACAGGAGTTGCAGAAGCTGAAAATACAGAAGAACCTGTGGAAGAGCTCGAAGAACCGACAGAAGACTCAGAGATTCCAGATATAGAAGAACCAGTCGAAGCAAAGAAAGAGGCATCAGCTAAGAACACCAGAAAGAGAACACAAACAGCGAAAAAGTAGGGTGATACAATGGCATACGCATCAATTGAGGATGTTTGGAAACGAAAAGGAACAGATATTCCGGATACAGATTATGTAACGGCACTTTTGGATGATGCAGCGATCATCATTGATGCATATAACCGCAATGCTACAGACGAGGCAAAGAAATTAGTGTCATGTAATATGGTTATCCGGACACTCGGAAGCAGAGAGGAAGGTGTACCTATTGGAACGACACAGACAACTACGACAGCAATGGTATATTCGCAGACCTGGACAAATGCAAATGGAAGCGGCGAATTGTATCTGACTAAATTGGATAAGAAAATCCTTGGTGTCGGGAATCGAATTGGCTATTTTAATCCATATTCTAGCTTAATACAGACGGAGGAAGAAGCATGATCAAAGGAATCACGGTAACGCTCTATGAGAAAAAAGAAACAGGAACAGATCCGTTTGGACATCCTGTTTACGAAGAAATGCCGGTTGATGTAGAAAATATATTGGTAGCTCCGTCCACAACCACCGAAGTTCTTGATGTGCTGAATATCACTGGGAAAAAAGCAGTGTATGATATTGCAATTCCAAAAGGTGATGATCATACGTGGAAAGACTGCCGCGTTGATTTTTTTGGAGAGTCATGGAGGGTGTTTGGGCTGCCAAAGCAAGGAATTGATGAAAATGTTCCGGGAAGATGGAATCAGAGATGGATGGTGGAGCGATATGAGTAAGGTAAAAATTGAACTCAATCGTGCAGGAGTCCGTGAACTGATGAAATCACCGGAAATGCAGGCAATCCTTGTAGAGCATGCGAATAAGATAGCCAGTGCATCAGAAACCGAAGCGTATGTAGCACAGACACGTGCGGTTGTGAAAGTCTGCGGAGATGATGGTAATAATGGATTATTAAAGGCGGTTGGAAAGCATGGTGGAAAAAATCGTTAAGGATTATCTGCAGTCCAGTCTTGGAATACCGGTTAGACTGGAAGAGGATAAGCTGACAAATGAATATGTATTGATTGAAAAGACTGGATCAAGCAAAAAGGACCATATCAGTACGGCAACCATTGCTATTCAGTCTTATTCAGTGTCGCTATATGGTGCGGCATCGCTCAACGAGCGGGTTAAAGAAGCAATGGAAAAAATAATAGAAAGAAACGATATCAGCAAGTGTGAACTTAACAGCGACTATAACTATACAGATACTGCAAGGAAGAGATATAGGTATCAAGCAGTATTTGATATCGTGTATTTTTAGGAGGGATAAGATGTCAGATGTAAAAAATGTAAGTACAGGAAAGCCGAAAGTCGGCGGTGCCATTTTTAGAGCACCACTCGGCACGGTACTGCCAACGGATGCAACTACAGCATTGAACGAGGCTTTTAAAACACTCGGATATTGTTCAGAAGATGGGCTGACAAACTCCAACAGTCCGGAATCAGACAATAAAAAAGCATGGGGTGGAGATGTAGTATTAACCATGCAGACAAGCAAAGAAGACACATTCAAGATGACTTTTATCGAATCGCTGAATGTGGAAGTCCTGAAAAGTGTTTACGGCGATAAAAACGTTTCCGGAACGCTGAAAGAAGGTATTACTGTAAAAGCAAATGCAAACGAAGCGGAACAGAGCAGCTGGGTTATTGATGTGATCTTGAAAAAAGCGGTAAAACGTATCGTAATTCCGTGCGCAAGCATTACGGAAATCGGAGATATTGTATACAAAGACGATGATTCTATCGGATACGAAACAACACTTTCAGCCGTTCCTGATGCAGAAGGACAGACACACTATGAGTATATTAAGGGGAGCGAATAATGACAGGAAAAACAACTAGCGGATTTGAGTACGAAATCGACGGAGAATCATTAGATGATTATGAGCTTTTGGAAGATTTGTGCGAGTTGGATAATGGAAATACAGCAAAAACAACTAGTGTATTAAATCGTCTTCTCGGAAAAGAGCAGAAGGATCGCTTAAAAGAGCATTTGAGAACAGAAAACGGAAGAGTTCCAGCATCAAAAATGATGATCGAAATCGGAGAAATCTTCAACAGCGTAAAAGAAGGAAAAAACTCTTAATCCTCGCCTACATGCTTAATCTTGACAAGGACGCACTCTTGTGTGACCTTGCAGAAACATATCATATCTATGATTACAAGTCGTTACCGTGCAAAATGGTAGCGACTTTTTCTTGTGGGCTGAGGGATAATTCAAGAATCAAAATGAAAATAGCGGGAATGAATCCGATATCAGAACAAATTCTCATGGCGGCTATCGCAGATGGAACACGGATGACTGCATGGCTACAGTCAAAAGACGGAACCACGGGAGAAAACAGACCTAAGTCCTTACTCGGAATGCTAATTGGCGATGATTCAGAACCAGATAAGGATATTCGTACATTTGCTTCTGGAGAAGAATTTGACCGAGAATGGAAGAGATTAACAGGAGAGGAGGAATAAGATGGCAACGGAACTTGCAAAGGCATATGTGCAGATCATACCTTCCGCACAAGGCATCAGTGGAAAAATACAACAGGCGATAGAACCGGAGGCAGAAGTGGCCGGAACCTCTTTTGGCGGAAAACTTGTCAGTACAATCAAAAATGTGATTGCGACTGCAGCTATCGGTAAAGCGCTTGTATCGACAATCAATGAGGGTGCGGCAATCGAACAGAGCATGGGCGGAATTGAAACGTTGTTTAAGGAATCAGCGGAAAAGATGCATCAAAACGCTATCAATGCGTATAAAACAGCAGGATTATCTGCAAATGCCTATATGGAGCAGTCGACCTCGTTTGCGGCATCTCTGTTAAGCTCGCTTGGAAATAATACGTCAAAAGCCGCTGATATAGCTGATATGGCAATGACGGACATGTCAGACAACGCAAATAAAATGGGAACCAACATGGAAGACATCACAAATGCGTATCAGGGATTCGCAAAGCAGAATTATACGATGCTGGACAACCTAAAGCTCGGCTATGGCGGAACAAAAGGGGAGATGCAAAGGCTCCTTGATAAAGCGCAGGAACTCAGTGGAGTAGAATACAACATCGATAATCTGGCAGACGTCTACAGTGCGATTCATGTGATCCAGGGAGAGCTTGGAATTACAGGAACGACAGCTATAGAAGCGGAAGGGACAATATCTGGTTCGTTTAATATGATGAAAGCGTCTGCGACTAATTTCTTGGCATCCTTAACTGGTGTAAAAGATGGAAACGGAAATGCGATTCTTTCGGTGGAGGATTCCTTAAACGATCTTGTGAATTCTGCGGTTTCTTTTGCGTCAAATGTCATTCCGGCAATAGGCAGCGTAATGACATCACTACCGAAAGCTATAGTACAGGCGATGCAAACCTATGGTCCGCAAGCAATAGTGGCAGCGCAAGAAATGCTGGCGAATTTGTTGACATACATACCAAGTATGCTGACGAGTTTTACAACGGTTGGCGTTGAGCTGCTTAATCAAATATCGAGCGGACTTACATCTGGAATACCGACATTTTGCGCACAGTTTCTTCCAATGCTTGTGACGATTTCGGAAAATTTGAGAGCAAACGCCGGACAACTGATAGATGCCGGACTTAACCTGATTGAAAATCTGGCTCAAGGAATAGCAAATTCTCTGCCGACATTAATTGCAACCGTACCGCAGATCATCACAAATATTGCCGGAATCATCAATGACAACATGCCGAAAATCCTTTCAACAGGGATAGAAATTCTCATAACGCTGACAAAAGGAATCATAAATGCAATTCCGACATTGATCGCAAATCTTCCAAAGATATTTACGGCAGCAGAAAGCGTATTGAGTGCGATGAACTGGCTTGGAGTTGGAAAGAATCTCATGAATCTCCTTGTTAACGGAGTAAAAGCACTAGTACATTTACCTGGACAAATCATTAAAGGAGCGTTCAACACGGCTAAGCAAATGATCACGACAGGCTTTTCGTGGGGAAGCGTTGGGCGCAATATCATACACGGAATTGCGAACGGACTAAGTGCGGCTGGACATATGTTGTGGGACACTGTAAAAGGAATTCTCGGAAGCTTCAAGGACAATGTACTCAGTTTCTTTGGAATCCACTCTCCGTCACGTTGGGGTGCGTTTGTCGGAAAAATGATTGATGCAGGAGTCGCGAATGGATTGATTGATAATACATCGCTTGTATCGAATGCGGCTCTTGAATTACAGAATTCAGTGAAAAAGCCAATCGAAGCAACAGCAGATCTTACGGTTAGAAGTAATGCTTTAGCAGAAAATGAAAAAAATACACTTGCACAGAAACTGGAACTTTTGATTGAATATTTAAGAAATAATGCAAGAACAAAAGATAGTATTGTGATTAATCTCAATGACAGAGAAGTGGCAAGGGCTTTGAAAGAATTGGGGGTTGTATTCGCTTGATAGAAGTCAGATATATAAGTTCAAATAAAAAAGAATATAACCTAATTGGAGATAAAATGCGGCCGACAGACGGGAGTTTTCATTCGTATGAGTGGACTCCAGAAGTGATTGAACGTAAAGTCGGAGAAACAGTAACAGGATTCACAAAAGCATCAAAGATATATCAGATTACGCTTACCATACGCGGAAAATTAGAAGATAGGAAAGCACTAATAGATGACATCACTGATGCATTTGAACATGATGTAATAAATGTATCACCAGGAAGAATATATTTCGGAGATTGGTATATTGACTGCTTCATAAAAGACAAAACTACGGGAATATCAGGAACATGGAACAACTGGACGGAACTTCAGATAGGAATATATTGCCCATATCCATCATGGATAACCGAAGAGGAGCGTTCATTCAAGAAAATTATTAACGGATCAGGCGAGTCAGAAGAGTTTTTGGATTATGAGCATGATTACGGTTACGATTACACTATGCCATACGGCGGTGATGTGATCTGGCAGGTTGACCATTATGCGCCATGCGAGTATGAGATGATTATATACGGCCCCTGCGTGGATCCACGCGTTGTGATAAATGGACATATTTATCAAGTATACGCGACTCTGGACGAGAATGATTATCTGAAGATCAATAGCCGTGAAAATTCCGTTGTGCAATATCTGGTCAACGGAACGCAGCGAGATCTATATGATTACCGGGTAAAGATAACGGGATCACTGTTCGATCCAATCAAGCCGGGGAATGTCCGAGTGGTGTGGTCAGGGGAATTCGGGTTCGATCTAACACTATTCTGCGAAAGGAGTGAGCCAAGATGGAAGATCCAAGGCAGTTAATTCTTGCAGATCAGAACCTGCGCGACATCAAGCCGGTGATGAATGCGGACATCGACTTTGCTGTCGGATCGGATGAGAATGACTACGAAATTAAAATCCGGCGCGATCGGTGGGATAAGCGGTATACATACGGAAATATATTCTACATTAAAAATACAGAGTTCGGAGGGATTATCGGAAGAAAAAAGATAAACACGGAGAAGGACACGATATCACTGTATGGCCGGACATGGCGCGGAAAATTGGATAAGAAGATTATCCGGCCGCCGGAAGGACAGGATTACCGGAAAGTATCAGGGGAGTTGAATGCAGTGCTGAATACGATTGTTACGGAGCAGTTCAATGACTATTTTGTCGTATCGCAGAACGACACCGGAGTGAGTGTGACGAATTTCCAGTTCGATCGATACTGTACTTTGTTGACCGGGATCATAAAGATGTTGAAAAGCGTTGGATATAAGTTACATATCGAATACATTCAGCAGGAACGCGGCCAGCCTGGGTATGTAGAGCTGTCTGCCGTACCGATCGTGGACTATTCAGACGCAAAAGAACTGTCGCAGGATAGCCGGTTGAACTTCGTGTTCGATGAAACGAAAAACGGAGTTAACCACCTGATCTGCCTGGGAAAAGGGGAACTTCAGGACAGGCAGGTAATTGACCTGTATGTCGGCCTAAACGGTAGTATCGGAACCACGCAGTATTATACCGGTATTAAGGAGGTCACCGATACATACAAGGATACATCCTCTGAGAGTGACGAACTGGAAGAGAAAGGACGGGAAAAACTGCGGGAACTAATGAATAAGACATCGTTTAGCATGGATGTCGAGAGCTTGGGCATAGAGGTAGAGATCGGAGATATAGTAGGCGGCCGCGATTATGTAACGGGCATGTATGCGGCCAAGCCAATCGCAAAGAAGATCTATAAAGTAGAGGGTGGAAAAACCTCTCTTGAATATGAAATAGAAGGAGATGATAGTTAATGGAACTGGTAACAGGACGGGCAGGGAGCCCGCACATAACGTCACAGCAGGACCGACAGAAGCATCAGGGAATCTGGGGCGATGGAGCATATATCCTTGCGACGGGAAATCAGCTCGAACCGCAGGCGCAGAGCTCAAATAAAATATTGATTAAGGATGGCGCTCTGATGTTTCAGGGTGCTATTTTTTCGGTCAAAGTCGGGACTACAGATGAAATCACAATCAATAATGGGAATCAAGGCATGCAAAGAAAGGATCTTGTCGTCGTCCGGTATACATATGATTCAGCGCAGCAGAAAGAATCCGCAGAATGGATTGTGATTCAAGGAGAACCAGCGGCAAGCAATCCTGTAGCACCGTCAAGTACGAGTGGAGATATACAGGAGGGAGATACTACTGTAGACTGCCCGTTTATGATCGTAAATCTGGATGGGATCAATGTCACGGGAGTGGATATTATACCGGAGGTCGCACCGGACATCCATACGCTAAATGCGGCTTTGTCCAATATTAGGTTTGAGGTCATCGAATCTACCAGGTATTATGTTAAAAAATACGAAAACGGCTGTTTTGAAGCATGGGCAAAAACAACTGTTATTGGTACCCATCTGAGTTTTACGCAAATTGGAACATCCGGAATATACTATGCGCGTGTCACAAATATAGGAATCGGAATCAGAGCGACGGAAGTGTACGATATTGAATATACACCTCAAAATAATGGAATAGTCTGGGGAGCGTCACCAAGTATGAATTCCAACATGTCTGCGATAGACGGATATGTCGTACAGTATGGAGCCGACAAAACACGCAACACGAATATTCGAGTTCATGTGACCGGCAAATGGAAATAATTACTGCTTGGTGTACCGTACGGCTACAAATCCAGCATATGTACTCCAGTTACTATGAGTTGTAATTACAACTTGCTGACCATTTGCAATAATCCGTGCTGCAATACTGTTTGCAACATTATTAGGGTCTACATACGGTAATGGATATGCGGCCCCTCCCGAGATAACCATACTGTATGTTGGATCTATCCAGAAATAATAGGCGTTGGTGATACCTGTATTTATAGTTTTGCTGGTATTGTTAGGCAACACACCTATATCGACAAGTCGCATATATACAGGTTTGCCACCAAATGTTTCGCCCGTTAAGATTTCGCCTGCGCCAATTGACATGTCATATGCGTTTATTTTATTCGACAAAGCCGCATTTAACGTATAGATTCAAAAAAGAAAGGATGATGAAAATGAAGATTATTTTTAACGATGCAACAGAAATCACCGTGCAGCAAGTAGAGTCTCACGGCAATTATCTGTGTGTCCTGACCATTGGGAATACTCCGGAGCAGCTTAAAGTGTTGTTCACTGACACGAGCCGCACATCGAAGATAATCGTGAAGGAGCGCGGCCAGACGGTCGCTACATACGAGGGATACACGGCGTTTTACAGGACGGAGATCTATACAGGTAAGATCTATGGCGTAGTAATGTACAAGCCGGAGAAAACGCCGGAGGTGCAGTCGTCTATGGTACAGGCGGCAGTCACTGTTGCGCAGATACAGGCACAAAGTCTGACGGATGAGCAGGCACTTACCGTGAAAGATATCTATCCTGTATGGGATGGGAATGGTGTGTCATATCAGAAAGACTTCTATTTGACACATAACGGAAAACTGTATAAGGTTCTGCAGGCACATACATCACAGTCGGACTGGGTGCCGGATGCGGCACCGTCACTCTTTGCAGAGGTGCTCCCGGGACAGGACGGTACTGGGATTGGAGCGTGGGCACAGCCGGGATCTACAAATCCGTATATGGCCGGAGACCGGGTGACACACAACGGCAAAACATATGAATCCTTAGCGGATAATAATGTATGGGAGCCCGGTGCGCAGGGATCAGAAGCACTGTGGAAGGAAATAGAAACGGAATAAGAAAGGCGGGTAGCATATGACAGAAATCAAAGAGGTGAAAGCAGAGAAAACCACAGTGAATGCTGGGGAGCGAATTCATATATCATTTGAATTTTGGTACGATCAGGACTATCCATATGATTACCCGCACGACTATCCAATTTCAAGCGAAAGAAAGTGAGGAAGAAACACATGAGTGATATTGTAAGGGCTTATGCCAAATACAAAGGGCAGCAGTACAATGCATCTTACAACTCCGGGACGCAGAAGTGGAGCGTGGACATCCCGTCCGGATCAGAATCATCTTACAGCCAGTCGAATCATACATACCCGATTGAGCTGCATGCATTCGACGCGGCGGGCAACGAGACGATCATGTACGCTACGGACGACACATACGGGGATCAACTGAAATTCCGTGTCCTTGAGAAAACGAAGCCGACTGCGACTATCAAGTCTCCGACGCAGGGCAGCGTGCTTGGAAGCGCGACGCAGGATATTGTCATGGAGCTTTCCGATGCCGGCGGATCTGGTCTCAACATGGCGTCCGTAATCTTCAAGGTCAACGGCGTTCAGGTAACACAGGGACTGTCTTGGAGCGATTCAGGTGGAAAGAAGACCTGCACGTATCATGCAACCAACCTGTCAGACGGTTCCAACAGTGTCAGCCTGCAGGTGTCCGATAATGACGGCAATGTTTCTGACGTTGCGACGGTATCCTTTGTGATCAGTACATCCGCGCCGACGCTAAACATTACGAGTCCTAAAGAAGGGCTGCTGACGAACAGCAAAAAGGTTACGGTATCAGGTACGGCGACGGCCGGGTCTGACGCGGTAACTCTCTCTAGGGTAACTATTAACGGAGAGGAAGTAGCAGTCGGTGAAGGCGGCGCATTCTCGAAAGAAATTACCCTTAATGAGGGCGCGAATACAATTTCTATTATCGCTGAGGACAGTATCGGGAAGACAACAAAGGTTGATAGGCATGTTACAGTCGATACCAAGGCACCGATCATCAGCGATGTCGAGGCAGAAGCGACCACAGTTGACGCCAACAGCACGATCCACCTGACCTTCAAGGTTGTGGATCCGGCAGAATGAAATGATCATCAGGGTATGGGGCATAGTGAACTCTATTGAGGTGGAGTTTACGCCCATCCCGGACCGTCCGGGGTACTGGGAGGGAACCGCCCCACGAATGCCGGGACTGCAGGAAATCGAGATCTGGGCGGAGAGTAGCACAGGAGCAAGAGGGCATTTACAATGCGAAGTGATGATCGAATATCATGCCCACACTGAGGCGCAACTGCTCCAGGATTGTACAGAGGCGGATTTGGTCGGACCGAAGCGGGAAGTCAGATTGCTGTTGCTGCCGTGGGTAGCACGGCTCGTCACTCTCCGGGAAACACAAGTCCTGCAGGAAAACTATAATGCGCGGCTGAAATGCTGCAGAAAGGCGGTGCGTCATGGATAGTGCTATATTTGAGCTTGGGGAAAAGAAATATGTATGCATCAGCGTCAGGAGTACATGCGGGAAGCCATTTGATGTGACTTCTGCGAAATACATCCTGAAAAACGGAGATGAGAAAGAAGCATCAGGAGAGTGCGAGATCAGCAAGCGAGATAATAAAGAGACAATCCTGTCTGCATTGATTCAGCCAATGATCAAGGGAGCGACGTACATATTGGAGTACACATACGAGATACCACCGGAGATTATCAAGCATGTTGTGAGGGTAATGGTGAAATAAGGCAGGTGATACATATGAGCATCAGAGACAGACCGTGAACCGGTCTTATTTTTATGCATAAATTATATGGAGGTATAGACCCGTGTATATAAGCATAGGGACAATTATTACGGTAGGCAGCCTGATTGGTGCGCTGGGAGTGATCGGAGGAGTGCTGATTGCAGCATATAAATTCTTAAAAAAGCCGGAAGAGCTCGAGAAGAAGATCCAAAAGATCCGAGCAACCCATGAAGAGGACATCCGGAAGATCAACGAAGAACAGTGCCTGATTACCTACGGGCTTCTCGCCTGCCTGAAAGGACTCAAGGAAAAGGGTTGCAACGGTCCTGTAACGGAAGCCATAAATAAGATTGAGAAGCACCTGAACAAACAGGCGCATGATATGGAGGAATGACTATGAACATGGAAGTGTTAATGCAGTACATGAGTTACATTTTGGCAGGAATTGGAGTGCTGGCTTTCTTGGTCAGCGTGATCGTGCAGGTAATCAAGGAGATGCCGGCGCTGAAAAAAGTGCAGACGAATGTTGTGGCACTGATCACATCACTGATCCTGACACCGGCAGCAGTAATCGTCTTGTGCACCTATTATCAGATAGTAATTGAGTGGTATTACATTTTTGCATCATTCATTGCCGCTTTTATAGTTTACCTGGTCAGTACAGGTGGTTGGGAACGTGTGGCAGAAATGTGGAATCGGAATACATATAAGAAAAAGTAGAATTGTACCGGTGCAAGAAAGGAGAATATCATGACAGAACAGACGGTAAAAGAAATTATTAAGAGTTTTGCCTACGGACTTTCAGCAAAGGAAATCTCAGACAATGAAGGAACATCGTTGGAAACAATGCAGAAATTTGCAGAGGAACACGCAGCGGAGATCGAGCAGAAGAAAGCAGAGCTGAAAGAAGGTGGTTGGTATGAGTAGACTTATCATTGACGTATCTTATCATAATGGAGTCATTAACTGGGAAAGAGTCAAGGCGTCAGGTTGTGCAGGAGCTATCCTTAGATGTGGGTATGGAGATGATATCACATCACAGGATGATAAGCAGTGGGTGAGAAACCTTGCTGAATGTGAAAGACTTGGAATTCCGGTGGGAGTATATCTGTACAGTTACGCAACTTGCGACAGACAGGCACAGAGCGAACTTGAGCATATCTTGAGATTGATTAAAGGTCATACATTCCGGTTGCCAATTTTCCTTGATGTTGAGGAACCAGGCACACAGGGATATGCACCTAAAGCGTGTGAGATCGTCTGTGAAGGACTTAAAGCAGCTGGATATACTCCGGGAATCTACGCATCCTTAAGCTGGTTCAACAACTATCTTGGCAGCGTTCGTGGAAAGTACGTTGAGTGGATGGCAAGATACAAGAATCTTCCGGAAGATACATACAAAGGTCAGTATGCTATTTGGCAGTACGCTTCTGATGGACAGGTAGATGGAGTCAGTGGAAGAGTAGATGTCAACCATTGCTACATGGAGTTCGGTGGCAGTGTTCATCCTGTTACACCTTCTGTTAAGCCGGCACCAGCTGAAAAGAAAGACTTAGGACAGGTCGATATCACATATCAGGCTTATACAACTAAGTGGTGGCCGGCAGTAACGAACAAAGCGGATTGGGCTGGAAAAGGTGATGATGTTCCGATTAAGTGGCTTGCTATCAAGGTAAGCAAAGGAAGTATTCGCTGTCGAGTATACACAAGAAAGAGCGGTTGGCTGCCATACCTTACATTCGGAAACAGCTATAACCTGAATGACAAGGTAAATGGAATCCTCGGAGACGGTTCAGAGATTCTCGCAGTTGAGCTGTATTACATTACACCGGAAGGATATAAGTACAAGATGGTTCACTACAGAGTTTCTGTACAGAATAACAAGAACTTCTACGCAGATCAGGTCGATATACTGAAAGCAAGTGGCATGGACGGATTTGCCGGAGATAAGAAGAGGTTTGTTGATAAGTTTCAGGCATGGGTTGAGTAAAAAGATGCCCCGGAGCATTTGGCTCTGGGGCGTAAATATTGTATCATGTTAGGGGCAAAAAAGGGGCAGAATATTGTACTTTGATATACGGTTTCAGAGTTGAAAACGTCTTAAAATACGTTATTTCACATTAGTTTGTACCTATTTATATGCATTGAGTAGCCGGCCAGCGGCATCGAACTTAATCTCTGAATATCTTACAAATTCAATGTTTGCAAGATATCCAGAGATTTTTTATATATTAGGAAAGTGCTTTCCTAATATATAAAAAACGCTCCGCTAAGGATGCGCACTGCGACGTACAATGTAGATGTCGCAAGCGGTCTACGTTTCCACTTCGGTCCTTGCTAAACAAGCGCCACTGGCGCTTAGCAACGCCGCAGGCGCAAGAATGTGCAATGCACATTCTTTGTTCTTTGTAATTTCACTTTTTTCCACGACCAACAAGATAATCAATTGAGACTGTATAATAATCAGCAAGTTTGATGAAGACATCAATAGGAACATTGATTTTTCCAAGTTCATATTTAGAATATGTAGTCTGTTTGATGTTGAGATATGCAGCAACTTCTTTCTGCGTTTTATCATTATCTTCTCGCAAATTTCGTATGTTTTCGAATTTCAT